CATAGGTTCAACAGCATCACTTGATACATTTAAATCACCACTTGCTAATCTACTTAACTCATCTACTGATACACCAATTGATTCTGCCAATGCTCTTCTTTGGATTACATTTAATCTTGAGAACTCTTCTTGACCACCTATTTGGTCCATTACCTCTGCTGCAGCTCCAGCAATATCACCCTCAAGTGCAAGTTGTCTTGCTCGGTTATAATTTAATTGTTTACCAATTAATAGAGATGCCTCCATCTCCTTTTCAATACTTGATTCAAAATCTAATAAAGAATCAGCAATCTTAGCAGTTTGTGATAAATTCAATCCAAGTTTTCTTGCTTGAATTGCTGCCATTGCAATATTCTCTCCACCATCTTTACCGAATGCTGCAAACACCTCAGTATTCTCTGCGAGGTCATCCATAACTTTACCAGTTGCTGCTCCATTTTCTTTTGCGATAGCAGCAAACATGGACATTGATTCCATTGCCATAGCAGAACTACTTATACTTGGTAATACTGATTGCATTGTTTTACTTACTTTTACAAGGTTTTGACCAGTAGTTCCCATTCCAAGAGCCATAGTACCTATCT